TTTCCAAATCCCCCCCATACAAAAGCCATAACTTACTACTGGGGAAGTGCCGCACTGTGTATAATAGGCTGTCCATCTATGGACTCTTCCGCATAGTTCCAACTTAGCCAAAGAAGTAAATTTCATGGTAAATGCTACATGGGATTGCTTGATCTCCTTCAGCTTTTTTATAAGAGCAGCCACATTTACCACATTGTCTCCAGCTTCCAGCGTAACCGTAAAAGTGTTTACAGGACCGGACTCATCATCTACATGAGCTTTTCTGCCGCTGATATTTTCCAAAATAACTTCCATGTGGTACGGGTTCATAGGCGCTCGTTCATCACGCTTACTATAAATCAGTCTGCGTCGTTCTTCATACGAAAGTCCTTCTCGGACTGGAAGCCCATACTTTTGTTCATGGTATCGAAGTCCCCAAGTCGCAGTTTCCGGAAATGCCTGATACGGCAATTCCTCAATAATCTGTTTTGCTTCATCCATCTCTAATCCCATGATCTGAAAAATCCATTTTCCCACATAAGAATTATCATAGAATCCGCCTGAGTCCACTGAACGGAGCATCCGTTTTGCTGATTCACTGGAAGGAAATTTTTCTAAATCCATACTCATTCCTCCCTCCTACGAAAACTGAACTTCCCCGGTTTCCGGATATTCGTCCTGGTCTAACTGAATATTCTTTTCTTCACCATTTATCTTCAAATCGGCAAAGTCAAGGACTCCCGGAAGATTTGTTAGAATAGAATGAACTCTGTTGTATCGAATGATATTTTCCAATTTGGCTGATGCGTAATATTTCATGATTGCATCTTTGAAATCGGATTCAATCTGCTCTATGTTTGTGCTGCTGTCATAAGATAACCCTGTACAGCCATAGCTGATAATCTTAGTATCTGCCGCAACCACTGTAAGGTCCGCGCTTCCTGTCGGCATAAGCCTTTTCTCTCTATCATCTGGAGACATGATGTGATTATATACGGCTTTTACCAGCCTCTCATTCGCCGGTCTTCCGTTTGAATCCACCAGAACCAGCTTAACCGTTCCTGGTCCGTTCCATGTTGGAACTACAATACAATCTCCGATTCCAACAACTTCTTTCGCCCACCTCTTGTAATCTGCATCATTTCCGATGTTGGAGATCCCCTCGGATTCATAGGCTTCCATGATTCTTTCACGATACGATTCATTATCTTCTTCATCTGTTCCACCGGTAATATCTTCTTCGTTATACAATCGGCTGATACCTTCTATTGGCCTCAGCATCAGAATAACCGTTTCTGCTTTTGTGTTAGAAGCAATACCGCCATTCGCCGCAATGATTGGAACCTTAACTTTTCCTTCTTCTGGTATAATAACTTCTTCCTCTACGGAAAACTCCAAAGAAGAAGACACATCCGTTGCAGGCGTACATACTATGAATCCGGCTGCAATTCTCGTTCCGGAAACTCCCTCAAATGTAATATACCCGCTTGCCCGGTTCGCTTCCTTCCGGCTGATTCCCTTCTGTCTTCCATGCAGATCAAGCCATTCATCCCATGCCCACATTGGAAACATAAGCATCAATGTTCTAACAAGGTGGAACTGAATAAGCTCTGATTTCTCCAACGCTGTCGGCATAGTAAAATCGTAAGGAAATCCGCCCGGCATATCATCAATATCTGCCGGAAGATTATTCATCATTCTTTCCTGAATTTCCTCCGGGTTACTGCCTGACACAAAATCCGGAGCGACAAATTCAAATCTTTCATCTGCCATGTTTCTCACCTCCTTGCTCTGTTTCCAACTGTTACTGATAACGGAAACTCTTCCCATTCAATTCCTTTTACATTGAAACTGCAAACCACAGAATCTCCATTCCATGTAAAAACAAATCCCCGCACATATTCTGTACGAGGATTCACAAGCAGCGCCTCTGTTATCGTTCGCTCAATCGCCGATTCCACGGCTCCGCTACTCTTTTCTTTTATAGCAGATTCCATTTCTGTACCTATGGAATCTGAATACGCCAAACAAGTATAGCGTTCTGTGTTGACTACTTTTACACACCAAACCCGGTACGCTTCTCGTCCATCACATTCAAGTAGCTGGTTCGCTCCATTTCTCACGAAATCCCCAGCTTCCAAATCCCACAATACGCTTGGCTTATATTTTTCGTCATACTGTTCTGATTCCTGAATGAGTTCCGGTACTTCCACCGTAGGGAATAACATATTTTCGCTCATAACATACCTCCTACAACGCACTCGCCGGGGCGATTACATCAATGACTGTCACCTCATTCTGAACCCATGCAATAAGCACTCTATCGCCTGGCTTGATTGCCGGAAGAGAAACCTGATGTCCGTGTGTGCCATTTCCGGATTCGTGTCCGCTATGCTGACCCCCACCGATTTCAAAGGATAATCCTCCGGCACATCTGCATACCGTATAATCCCCTTTAGGTATCGGGATCGGAAATGTATTTGTTTTCAGGCTGTAATCTCCTTCTATGCTCCCATAATCTAAAATTAGTCCGCTTTCTCCTTGCTTTGCCATGCGCTGTGACAAAACCTTTCCCAGCTTACTCACTCCAGGATTTCCCTGATACGGCATAAGCACCACCTCCTGCTACTCAAAAGTTCCTTCATCTACCCATCCATAAACATTGCTACTGCCATCCGTGTGAATTAAGTGCCACGGGTGCGCTTTTCCGTTATTCGGGCAATTCGGATCGAATGTAATCTTTGCTTTTCCTGCTCTCGCATTATATCCAGGTGCGCCCGACCACGAAGACAGATAATGTTTCCCGCCTTTGAAATACACTATATCTCCCACATTATAAGATTTCTTTGTGACCTGGTTGTTTTTAATCACTTCCGTCACTGCCTTTTTCAAATCCATCGTCATAGATCCGCTATCTGCATCGTGCCGGATTCCTTTCACATAATAGTAATCTTTCAATGTGCCTACTGTCATGTGAACCAGATCGCCTTTTCTGATAAACGGAATATCCGGAGCCTGAACGGTAATATCTTCTTTTACCTGCCCCTTTTCGTCAATGATTTCCTGAGCTGCTGATTGTGCATCACTTACACTATCATCCTTCCCACGAATATAAATCTTCTGACGGACACCGAACTTTGTAAGCCCGTTCACAACAGCCTCTACACTGGAACGCCCATCGTCATCCTCTTGCCCGATGATTTTTACCCTGGTAATCATTCCGGATGTGCTTTTCTTATGTGACACTTGCTTTGTGTTATCTGTTTCAAAATGATATACTGTTGTATTGCTGCCCCACTCTATAACGCTAACTTTGCCTTTGGCAGCTCGGATCATGGCAGAACCTCCACCTTTTTTCTTTGCATCATCCAGAATATCTAACAGTACATCTGACAGCATTTCCGTCTTATACGCAAGTTTCCCGTGGGTGACATCCGGTCCTTCATACTTATCCATCGGAATCTGCCAGTCATCAAAGATTTTGGTAATCGCCGATTTTGTTCCTATTCCAGAGGAATAATAGATAAGCTCCTGGCTCTCCTGCAAATTATACAGTTCGTCATAGCAAGTAACATCGAACTTATCTTTGCTCCCTGAAAGTGTAGGCTTCCAATCGGTAATATACCCTCTGGCAACTTCCTCGTCTATGGAGCCGTGAGATGCAAAAACGCCGACCAAGCATCCCGGCTTTGCCAGGGATGAAATCAGTCCGGCGCTTGTCTTATCGTTTTTGGCTGTGAAGGAGATTCTAACAGCTAATTCACCGTCATTCTCCTCCCAGCCTAAGTTTTCCACAAATTCCTTAATGTTGTACTGCTTTTTATCCTCCGTCATAACTACAAGGCGGTACTTAATGTTTGCTACATCAATCATCCTACACCTCCTATGGTATCGTCAGAACTGTTCCCGGATAAATCCAATGTCCGTTATCGCTGCCTCGTCCGCCTCTATATCTCTTTGCTGTGGCTTCAATCGTAGAAGAGTTGGCGGAATAGATTTTTTGCCAGCTGGTTCCACTTCCATAGTATTTGCTTGCTATCCCCCATAAAGTATCGCCACTTTTCACTGTATGCGTTCTACTTGATTGAGGAGCCGGTGTCGGTCTTGGAACCGTCTTTTTTACAAAGGCAGCGATTTTCAATTCTGATGTTGTGTAGATCTTCAGTTCCTTATAAATTGTGAATGTAATGGAGTAGTCGATGTTCCCATAAGCTCCGGTTTCTATCGGCTCAAAATCACTGATCGTCACATCGTAATTGATATTTGTTTCAGTGACTAAGAGCCGGAGTACAGTTCCTTTTATCATCCAGTTCCGCAGAACCTTAACACATTCAGCCGGAGAGGTCCACTCACGAATCATAACCTCGTTTCTTTTAGACTTCCCGTAAAATGTTCCGTCCCATGAAATAGTCTCAGCTTCCAATCCTCTCGGAATTTTTACTGTTCCTTTTGAGATAATGTCGTAATTCTGATACTTGGTTCCGAACTTCGTTTTGATTCTTTCCGGAAGAGATTGAAATGTAAAGCTGGAACTTTTATTTGATACTTCACTCAAAAATATATCCATAACTTTACGCCTCCTTGACTGGCATATTTGAAAAGACCATTTCTAATCTTTCTGCCAATTCTCCACCGATTTCGTCTGCAAGCTCCCTCATGTGTGTGCGGACTACTCGGATAATATCCGATTCATTTCCGCCGTTTCCGTCTATACGGAATGTAGGATTAAGGCTTACATTCACATGAACTTCTGTCTTTCTTTCTCCTTCTCCAGAACCAGACTTAACTGCAACCGGTTCCGTAGATGTGGTATCTTCCATATCCCCTTCTGAGAACTCGTGATTGCCCCGTGGTGCTTTTGCAAGCGTATCATTGATGGAATTTAAGTCCTCATAGTTTTGGAACGGATTTGAGGTATATCGTGAGTTTTCTACAATACCGCCTTCGGCATATTTCTTTACACCCAAAAGCTCTCCTGCTTTTTCCCACAAACTAAGTCCTCTGCTTCTTCTCTTGCTTCCAAGAGGAATGATTGCTTCTGGTCCATCTTCTCCTACCCAGGAAAGAAGCGGTCCATTTACAATATCTCCGTTGGCATTGGATGCGATGCTCGCATTTACCGTTGCCGTTCCGGAACCGCCTCCAGAGAAACTGATTGTAGCTGACGGATTCGCCAGCTTGTAATTCGCCGTAATAGTAACTGGCGTTGTGGTATTGAAGCCCGGTGCAAACGCTGTATCAATAGCAGTTCCCGTATTTCCTTTCAAGGTTGTGATGGCTGAGTTGATCGGTCCCATATCCGTATTCTGAATTGCTCCTCCTACGCCGGTGCCAACCTGTGTGCCAATTCCTGAATAGTCAATCAGCGATAACTGCGTTGGCAGTTCTGTGCTGATATTCTCTACCAGAGGAGTGTAAGCACCTGACAAATCAGCATTTGCCATCTGCTCATAAAACTCGTTGGAAAACGGACCTACGAAGTCAACGCCTGAATAGGCTCCACTCATATCTACACTGCTGAATGCTGTTGTAATCTGCTCCTGCATACTCTGAGGTATTGTTTCCGCAACTCCACTCATCATCTCTGTAATAGCCGTCTGAGCTTCCATGCTTAGGCTGTCCAGTCCGAGCCACTGAGATGCCGTTTCAGTATCCCAAGTGGTAACATCTACACCACTCGCCATAGCATTATGAAGAGCCGTCTGCAACTTTTCTGCGGTTGTGCCTTCAATATCCGGAAGTATTCCGTCCAGTTCTGTAGCGTAGGCTTCTGCGATTGCTTCCAACTGGAAATTTTCAACAGTAACCTGCATATCGGAAATTTTCGCCTCGTATCCGTCAGCTAAAGCCTGGAGCTGTTCGTCATACTGCTCCTGAGAAATTGCACCTTCGCTTAACTGCAATTCGAGGCTGGCAATGCCAACCTTCAGTGATTCATCATATGTCTGGGTGGCACTTTCCACCTGTTCCTGTAATTCCGCCTGCAATTCCGCAAAAGAATCTGCATCCAAGTTTGCACCGCTGTACTTGATTTTCAGTGCCTTAAATTCAGCCTCCGTTTGAATATCTGATACCTTCTGTGTGATTTCCGTAATCTGATTTTGCAAGTTCGTAATTTCAGCCTGTTCATCCAGCGTAATCACACCGTCCTCCAATGCTACATTCACTTTAGCTGTCAGGTCATTTCCTAGACTGTTGATCTGTTCCTGAAGGCTCGCATAGACCGTATTCAATCCAGTAGTGACATCCACATCGGAATTAGGCTCAATCAGCAGATCAATAGCTGTCTTTGCTTCATAATGCTTACTCTCAATGTAGTCTGTTGCACTCTGGATCATGGCATCTACCCCGGCAAGGTATTCCTGAGTATCTGCATCATCAAATTTCAATCCGAGGCTTGCCTTCCAGTTCAACTTGTCCATGTTTGAAATAGCAGCTTCCATATTGCTGTATGTCTGCTCTACTTCCGCAGAGGCATCGCTAAATTTTGTTACCGCCTCTATATTGTCCCCAAATGTCATTTTTCTGGCTATGTCTTGGATTTCTTGCATGGATAATTTGACATCTCCGAAATGGCTCTGAAGATTTTCGCCAACTGCTTTCTGGAACTTCTGTCCAAATTCCTCAGCTGTCATGCTGGTATCGGCAAGTGCATCTTTCAAATCCTGAGATTCGTACTTAGCCTGTTCTTCAGCTAATGCTAATGCTTCTGCCTCTTCCTGTGCTTTTTTCAGATTCTCTTCATATTCCTTCTTTGCGCTGTCACCTTTAATCCATCCAGCGATTCCGCCTACGCCAGCGCCAATCAATCCGCCTACCACAGTACCAAGTCCAGGGATAACACTTCCGAGTGCAGCACCAGCAGCTGCGCCAGCTCCTACACCTCCGACTTTCCATGCACCGGATTCTTTATAAGCCGCCGCTTCGTCTTTGTCTTTCGAGGTAAATCCTTTGTACAGATCAAATCCACCACTAATAAGGCTTGCCCCTCCGGCAATTCCACCAGCAGTAGCTCCAAGTCCAAGAGCAGATAAAGCACCGGCAGATAGCGAAGCACCTCCTGCAAGGTTTCCGGCTCCGAGTTTTATGGCGGTATTTGCACCAAAGCCAAGTAAGCCAGTTCCCGCACTGGCACTTCCTAAAAGCCTGCGTCCAATTCCGGGAACCACTGTGGTTCCTCCTCCTGGTGCTGTTGTTGTGCTGCTTCCAAAAATACTTTTACCGAAACTAATTCCTTTTGCTCCAACACTTAACAAAGGCATCCCTACCTTTGCAATCATTGCCGCTGAAATCCACGATGAAAGATCCGCCTTATCTCCTCCCGGCAATATCTTTCCAGCATTGGAGAAAATGCCTTTGATTGCTCCCCATAGTTTTTCCTGAAGTGCATCTACATCAAATCCGTCAATCAGCCCTTTTGCGAAAGCAGAGCCTACGCTTGCCCCTTCCCCGGCAACATCTGATACATCTACTCCAAGCAATGCCAGGATTCCAGTTGAAACCGCCGTTCCGATTCCTCTTCCTAAAGAGCCGGCTTTTCCTACGAAGAAGTCATGACCTTTACTATCCCACCAATCAGAAAAAGGCTCCGCAATCAGTTCGTCCCATGCAATTCCGAATTTTCCAAATGCGTCTGCGTTTGCCCATTCATCTGTACTGGTAAACTCTGCAATCTTATCCTGAATAGACTCTATTTTCTTGTCGATAGCATCAAAAACTTTAAGACCGAACTCTTCAATCTCTGGCATATTATCCTGAAGCATTTCGGACAATGCCAAAATATACGGCTTCATTCGTTCTCCCCAGCTAAGCTGTACCGTTTCAATGGCTCCGCCTAATTGTTCTAGGGAACCCTTCAGATTATCCTGCATCGTATCTGCCATTTTATCAGCAGCACCTTCAGATTCATTGATAGCCTCTGTCAACTTCTTATAGTCCTCTTCAGAGGTATTGATGATTGCAAGCATTCCGGCCATAGCCTCTTTGCCAAATATCGTGCTGGCCGCTGCTGTCTGTTCTGTTTCAGAAAGCCCTCCCAGACTACTTCTGAGATTGTCCATAACACCCTTTAAAGATTTCATGTTTCCTTCGCTGTCTGTGAGGCTAATACCGTACTTCTTCATAGCTGCCGCCATATTGTCTGTTGGAGCTGCCA